CAACAGCAAGCAGAGCAAGTTGCGGGCATCGCCCAACAGGTTCAGGTACTTTTTTTGTAGGGTAATATATGAGTACAAATAATCCGTGTCCGTGTCCAGAAACAGTTAGTGATTGCGACAAGAGCATTTTGTCTTTCGGACTGACTTCCGAAATGTTCAACAATCCAAACGCTGCTGCCGTATCTGCTGTTCGTCAACTCGGTGGAGCAAACGGGGCGCGCATTCAGGGATTGATTGAAGCAGCCAATTCGGGTGGAGTCGGAAATGCGATTCCTGTTATTTCAAGAATTCAGCAACTGCTCACTAGCCAAGAAGCCATTATTACTGCCTTTGAGAATGAAACCAAGAAGTTTACTACGGTTCAGGGTCTATTGAGCATAGTGAGCAATCTTAGTTTGTACGCAAACCTTACGTGTGCATTAGGGATACCAGGATTGGATATTGCTGCCGGATTAAATGTTGTTAACGGAAACGGTCAGTCTTCTATACAGGCTGTTTTGGCAGCAAACGTGGATCTTGAAAGAGTGTTGAATTCTTTTGTTCCTGGAACAGGCACGGCATTAGCGCAGTCTATTCAAGACTTTCAGGGAATATTGGGTTCCATTGCCGACACCATAGAAGCAGTAAGTGGAGCACTTGATGGGCTAATGAATGAAGCCGCTGCTGTTTTGGCAGAAGCAACCGCTTTTGTTCAAAAATATACAGATATTAGTTCGTTGGCTAACCTTGTGAATCTGGCGAACACGGATCCGTGTTTTAAATTGGGGTCGATCATCAATGGAAATTTGATCAGTCCAGATTTTCTTAATGCTATACGTGGAGTGGTTCCGCCACAAGGTTTCCCGCCAGGCACACCAAACCCTTGTGCTGGTACTGGATTTGGATCAGTTGGGGGATTCCGATGACACATTCTTCTGACGGTTTTTCTGCGTTTCGTGAAACCGCACAATTAGTGGGGGAAGTGTTTGGTGTTCTTCTCACTGGTGTCTTTATTGGAGCGTGGGGAGCAATCAAGAATAAAAAGGTAAGCATTTTGTGGAAACGAAAACAAGAACAGAGGCAGGTTGAGACACACAGCCAACTACACGAAATACTTACAGAGTTGCGAGTCACCGTTCGTGCGTGCCGATGCTTAATATTTCAATTTCATAACGGTGGATCTTTTGCAGACGGAACAAGCATTAAACGATTTTCTGTTACACACGAATCGTGTTCTGTTCTGTCGCAAACCATGATTCTTGAGTCTCAAGATGTGCTAGTGTCCAGATACTCAAGTCTCATGGAAACACTAGAGACACAATCTGGAAAAATTATTGCAGTGAATGCTTTGCCGGTGTCTGCATTTCGTTCTTCGCTTGAGATAAATAGCGTGGAGTACTTCAGTATTGTTCCCTTGCGGTGTTCTGATGGGATCAGCCCGCTTGGATTTTTGATGTGTCATTGGTGCTCTTCTGACTCTTTAGATGAGATTGAATCCGAAGGAATAAATCAGGCTTCTATTGAGGGGATTATTGTGGATACTGCAAACAGAGTAAATTCGCATTTGATCTACAAAACAGGAAACCACTAATGGCATTACGAATTGCATCTACTAGCAATAAATCAGTTTTTTCTGACATAGATCCCAACTTTACTCGCAGTCCGAAAACTGGAGATTTGCTATTGGTACGCGACGATGCTGCCATTAGATTGTCTGTAAAGAATTTGCTGATGACTGCTTTTGGAGAGAGGCTTTTTCAGCCAACAATCGGAGGAAGTCTTCGACCCCTTTTGTTTGAACCCATTGATGCTATAACCACTATGGAGATTCGTGACAGAGTTCTTCAAACTATTTTCAATCACGAGCCAAGAATTCAAAATGTATTGGTTGATGTCACTGCTAATCCCGATGAAAACGGATATGTAGTTGGTGTGGAGTACTCTGTTCGTGCTATTGGAAAAACTGACCGCATAACGGTGGTACTAGAAAGGGTGCGCTGATGGCAAACACTAACAATTTCAATGTTGTTGGTCTTGATTTTGAGCAAGCAAAAGCGTCTCTTAAATCGTTTTTGCAGTCGCAAGAAACACTCAAAGACTACAATTTTGACGGGTCTGTTTTGAGTACTGTGCTTGATGTGCTTGCATACAACACTCACTATCAGTCTTTTTATGCCAACATGGTCGCAAACGAGATGTTTCTTGATAGTGCTGTTCTGCGTCCATCGGTGGTTTCTCATGCAAAAACTCTTGGTTATATTCCAACTTCTCGCCGTGCTGCAAAATCAATTCTAACGGTTTCTCTGAATGTGGCATCAGAAACCACCTATCTGTCGCGTGGTTCGGAATTTGTCGGAACTGATTCTGCCGGAACACAATACCGTTTTGTGCTTTTGGATACAAAATACGCGAACAGCGAAACACAGAAATTTGAAAATATTACTGTGTATGAAGGAACATTACGGCGTATGTCGTACATTTATGATCGCACAAAACGTATTGGATCGTATCTGCTGATACCCAACGATAAAATAGATACCAGCACTATCCGTGTTCGTGTAAAGGCTTCATCCACAGACAATACAGGAGTCGGTAATGTTTGGACCGAAGCCACATCATATATTGATTTAACTCCTACCTCAAAGGTCTACTTTTTGCAAGAGCGGGAGTCTGGTATGTACGAGTTGTTTTTTGGAGACGGATTTCTGGGATTGCAGCCCGAAACTGGAAGTCTCATCACTGTAGAGTATTTGGAAACGAATGGAGATGTTGCAAACGGAATAAGCACGTTCACCACATCAATCAGTGGAGCAGGTGCCATAACAGTAAACAGCATTTCTTCTGGCGGTGCTCTGGAAGAGAGTGTATCTAGCATCAAGTTTCTTGCTCCTCGCTACTATCAGTCTCAAGGAAGAGCAGTAACAGAGGACGATTATGCTGCGGTGGTTGTAAAAGAATATCCTACTGCTGACTCGGTTTATGTTTACGGTGGTGATCGACTGATGCCCCCACAGTACGGCAAGGTTTTTATTGCGGTAAAACCACGCTCTGGTACTGCACTAACAGTTTCAGAAAAATCTAACTTGGTTCGCGTTTTGCGTGAAAATCGCTCGGTTGTAACGGTTGTTCCAGAAGTGGTTGACGCTGATTACATTGATCTGGTGGTGGACTGTTTGGTTACATACGATCCAACACGAATCACGTATGGAGCAGGAACGCTGAAGGCTATTGTTGCGGCTTACATTTTTACCTATTCGTCCTCTATTCTTGAGAAGTTTGGATCAAACTTCTACCACTCCAAACTTGTGCAGGGGGTGAATAGTTTGAGCGAAGGCATACTGGGAAACGAAACAAGAGTAATGATGAGAAAAACCATAAACTTGGCAACTTTGCTTGCGAGCAAAGGGTTTTCCGTAGACTTCAAAAACCCACTGTACCACCCACACGATGGACACTCGTTTGTGGTGTCTTCGACTGAATTTTCCCATATAAACACCACAGGAACTTATGTTTCTGGTTGCGTGATTCGTGATGACGGATACGGAAATCTTGATATCGTCAGCAAAGACGAAAACACAGGAGTGGTGAATCTGGTCTATCCTAAAATTGGAAGGGTTGACTACAAAAAGGGAGTGGTCAGTGTAAACACTTTGTTTTCTCCAGAGACGACGAGTATATTCTTCACCATAACAGCAGAACCACAGAATCTGGATATCTTTGTGGAAGAAAACAAAATACTACGGGTCAGTCGTGGGTACTCTGATTCTATTCGGGTATCTGTTCAATCACAAACGAGTCGCACAGAAACACTGAAGGCGTAATATGAGTACTGTGAATAATATAGTTCTTGAAACCAGAACAGAAGAACTTGAACGGATACTGTCTCCTTTTATAGAGGAGCAGTTTCCAGATTTTATGAAAGCAGACTACAGAAAACTAGTGTTGTTCATAAAATCGTATTATGAGTGGTGTGAAAAGACTGGAAATCCTGGTTATGTGTTGAGCAATGTGAACTTCGCACAGGACACAGACAAGAGTCTGGAAGAATTCTATTCCCATTTCAGGGAAACATATTTGCGTGGTTTTGTTGATACATTTGCAACAGACTCTACTGGTAGAATGCCCAACAAAAACACTCTGTTGAAAAAAATACGAGAGTTTTACGGAGAAAAGGGCACGGAAAGTGCGTATCGTTTTTTGTTTCGTGTTCTATACGATTCGGATCTTGAAATCGCGTATCCTGGCGATGATATTCTCAAATTGTCGGATGGAAACTGGATTGAAGAAAAGTCCATCAAGACAAGCAGTTCAAATGGCTCTGCACAGTTTTCCTGTAAGAACGGACA